AGTCCATCATAGTTGCCAGTTAGTATACCAGCTTCTTTGTCAATTTTATTCATTTGCATTACTGCTTTAGCATGTATTTGATTTGCTTTATACCTTTGCTCGGCTTTTTCGTGCCAATATAGCGCATATTGCATTGCTTGTTTTACACTTGGCTCGTACACAGTTGTCATACTTCCGTAGTGGTCTTGTAGTTCTACTTTGTAAAACTTACCACTTTCTGTTATATTTATAGTTAGTTTTGTTCTCATATTATTATTATTCTGCTATGTAAGTTAAACCTGCGTAGTTAAACCACTCGTTAATGTAAGAGTTACCGTCTTCGTCGACTTGACCGAATCGAGTGTCGGCGAGTTGACAAATAGTATATGGTTTATATATTGTAGTATTTAGTTTTATATAGTTGTTTTTAAGGAATTTTATTTTATTCATATCTAATTTTATTATATTATCTTACTATTATCGTATTTAGTTTGTAATAAACATTACTACTATTACTATTAATACTATTATTTCTGCTAAATAGTTATCTCTTATTTTACTCATAATTCACTTAGTGTTATTAGTACTACTATAAATAGTACACCTGTTATTATACTCATCATATTATTTAATTTAGTAGTAGTGTGGTCTTCGATTCCACATGTACACCACTTAGAAGTCTGTATCTACCATTACTTGTTCACATTATTTATAAGACGCTAAACAAAGCGCAACTACGTCTTGACCCACTACTCGCTAATCGGCACTTCACGAGTAGTTTTTTTAGAGTCTGAGTTATTATACTAACTCGATATTTCTACATGCTAGTGGAATATTATTAGTTGCAGTGTAACTTTTATATTTTGTCCAACATGGTAAAGTTTCTAATTTACTTTTCATTACTTCGAAAACTTTGTCGTGATTATAAGTAATTGTATCACCTTTTTTATTTGTAAATTCTATTACTTGATTTTTTCCGATTAAAGACTTTCTTACTACAAATCTTTTTGATTTCATTATATTCATAATTATATTATTTTAGTTAGTTATTATTTTCATTTATATTATCCAATTTACTTCGTATTTAGTATGTGTAAAAGTATATTGTTTGTTTAGTAAATAAATTTTGTTTATATGTATTGCACTTACTCTCATTGTGTGTAAATTATTTATTTTTTATTTACATTATTATTATCCATAACACTTCGTATTAATATTGTGCAAATGCTATACACGTTTTTTGAAAAATGTCAAATATTACTTGCAAAAATATAATATAAATTGTAAAAAAATAATTGCGTTTATATACGATTAGCCGGGGCCCGCCTGCACAAACGCGTTTTTATATGCACAAGCGCAGTACGGTATAGTGGGGCAACCCTACACTCCAATATTTATAACGTGTTTTTTTTATGACATAAGCCTATTAATAAGAATATAGTAACAGGCAAGTGTCACACTTTTAAATTACTCGTTTACTATGTAATAATATTCTATATGGCACAAAAACTCTCACCAACAGCAAAGCGCATGAAAGCAATACGTGATAAGCGTGCTGCTATGACTTCTAAACGTAAAGCGTTTAAAGCTGAAAACCAGCGTAAGCGTAGAGCCGCTAAAAAAGCAGGTAAAGACTTACGTGGTAAAGATTATGACCATAAAACAAAGAAATTTACAAGTACAAAATCGAACCGTGGAAACAGAGGACATGGTACGAAACGAGAATAAACCTCCTCTGTAAACCTTAAATAAACCAAAATGACTTATTTATATTATAAAACGAGTACGGCAACGTACAACCAAAAACCGAATGAAAAAACTATAGAACAATGGCAACATCTTGCAGATAAAAAGAACTGGAGGATAACACAACTGCCAAATGGTTTTTACCAAACGGAAGTGTCTGATCTTAAAAATAGTGAATGGCACGATGTAACTAGAAGAGAAACCGTAGAAGGTGCTGAAGCAGCAATTGACGGAAGCATCGACCACTTCTCAAAAAAGTTAGATCGTCAAAGACTTAAACTTTGGCGATCAAGCTAAAACTAGAATAATAGCTGGCGTTGATAAGCTAGCAGAAGCCGTTAAATCCACTCTTGGCGCGGGAGGTAAATGCGTTATATACGAAGATGGGCGCGGCAAACCGGTGATTACAAAAGATGGTGTAACCGTTGCGCAAAGCGTAGTCTTATATGATCCGGTTGAGAACATTGGAGCTACTTTAATTAAAGAAGCTGCACAAAATACTGTAAAAGAAGCAGGTGATGGTACTACTACAGCAACTGTTTTAGCACAAGAAATACTAAAACAAGCTATAGAGCTGCAAAAAGAGGGTAAAAATGTGCGAGAAATTAAAGAAGGTATAAATTATACGTTAAAAAACATAAATGCTTACCTTGATATGGTTAAAATAGAAGTAAAAGATGACATGTTAACTCATGTTTCTGCCATATCTTGCAATAATGACGCTGAACTTGGTAAAATCATTGCAGAAGCATACACAAAAGTTGGTAAAAACGGTGTAGTTTTGATGGAAGAGTCACCAACTGAAGAAACTTACGTAGAATTAGTTGACGGAGCACAAATAGAGTGTGGTTTAACATCACCAAACTTCGTAACAAACGTAGAAAAGCATAAATGCGAGCTAGATAACCCATATATTCTTATAGTTTCTAGTGAAATACCTAATATTCGTAAAATACAAAAGATATTAGAGCATGTTATTAAAAAAGGTAGAGCATTATTAATAGTAGCACCGGTTGCACAGCAAGTAAAAGCTGCGTTAATGATGAATAAAGTAAAAGGTAATATAAAAGTCAATGTAATTGACACACCTGGCTTTGGTCCTACTAAAAAAGATACTACTGAAGACCTAGCTATATTAACAGGTGCTACAGTAATTAATGAAGAGCTTGGTGATGATTTAGATCTTATAACACCAGAACACTTAGGCGAAGCAGAATACGTAACAACAGATGATAAACATACTGTAATAACTACTATAGATGATATTCAACAAGATTTACAAGAAAGAATCAAACTCATATCAAAACTCATTTCTAACGAAAAAAATGGTTTCATTAAAAAGAAGCTGGAGCAAAGACTGTCTATGTTATCTGGTAGTGTTGGAATCATCAAAGTGGGGGCTAATTCTAAAGTCGAACTAAAAGAAAAACGCGATAGAGTTGAAGATGCAATATACGCTACTAAAGCTGCTATTAAAGAAGGTATTGTATCTGGTGGCGGTATAGCTCTGTTAAACGCTGCACACAATGTAATTTATGATATTAATAATAAATGTGAAAAATTATTATTAGATGCTATAAGAGCTCCATATTATACTATATTAAATAATGCTGGTATTATTAAAGCTAATGAACCTGAAAATGGTATTGGTATTAATGTAATTAATGGAAAAGAAATAAATATGATAGAAGCAGGTATTGTAGATCCAGTACTTGTAACTAAGTCTGCACTTAAAAATGCTGTAAGTGTAGCAACAACGATTATGTCAGCTGACTGTGTAATTTCAAACATAAGAGTAAATGAAAGCAGTTAATCACTATATAATCGTAAAAAATATAAAAACTGAACAAAAAAAAGTCGCTGGCCTTATTGTTACCGAAGATATAGATGATGACAATAGGTATATAAAGGCTGAGGCTATATCTGTTGGTAATCTTGTAGAAGGAATAAAAGACAACGATATTGTATACTACGATAAACATGCAGGCCACGGTGTTCAGTATAAAGATATATTATACCAAGTTATCAGATCTGGTGACGTGGTACTAATAGATTAAACCTAAACCAAAAACTTAAAACCTTAAACTTAAAAACGAAAACTAATTATTAATCATTAAAACAATTTCAAATGAAAAAATTTTTGTATTTTGCTGTAGCTGCTGATAACGCTACTGCATATCCACTAGAGGCTCTTAGAGGTATTGATACTGCTGCAGGTAAATTATACTTGTACTTTACTCCTCAAAGAATTACTGATGTTGCTACTACTGACAATGTTGATAGAGTTACTCTTTCTGTTGGCGCTGATGAAAAAGCTGCTGCTAAAGATCTTGTAGAAGCTGCTGCTTCAGTTGGTTCTATGAAAGAGCCTTTTGTTATAGTTGCTGATAGTGAGAACTCTGTTTTCTTAACAGGTAATTTTACAGCTTGCGACGAAATTTTATACGCTGTATAATTAATGCGATTAACCGCGCAAGATTTGCGTGAATTAAATATCCTTAAGTATTACAGGCTCGTTAGAAAATGGGCCTGTAAAACTTACGGGTTAAATGACGCAGATTTAGAATTATTAATTTATTTAGATTGTAAAAAAAGATTTACACGAAAAGATTTTATCAACGGAGTTTACACATACTCATGGGATAAAAACAGATGGGAACGATTAAGACGCGATGGTTGGATTGAAGCTTGGAGACATCGTAACAGAACAACAATTAAATATTCAGTATTTAAAACATCGTTTAAATGTTCTCAACTTATAAGTAGAATATATAGAGTATTACTAGGTGAAGAAGATTTACCTATATCTGAGCGTAGTACTTTTTTTAATAATAAATCATATACAGATAAAGTTTACAATAAAGCTATAGATGATATGATAAAAGATATTGATAGATAATGGGATTTAAACTAGGTAAAGCAAAACCACCATACATGACTAATGGAGTTTTAAAATCTAAACTTAGGTTTGGAGTTGAAGCTGGAGAGTCTGATGTGTCTGTACCTGGCACACCTGTTATGAGAAAACCATTAGGCGAAGGTATAATGGGTGAAGCTAACATGGACGGTAGTATATATATTAATAGTAATATAGTTCCTGGTAGTTATGACGAAAGACAAGTAATAAATCACGAAATGAGACACTCTACTGATATGCGCATTGGCAAATTATCTTATGGTGATGATTTTGTAAGATTTGATGGTGTAACATATCCAAGAAAAACTATTAACGGCAAAGACATGATTATTGTTGATGGTGTAGCTAAAGAAGCTGGTAGTAGTGATTTTCCTTGGGAAAAAGATGCAAACAACGAATGATATTAACAAACATAGACGGAGTACCTTTATATTCAACTTTACAAGAAGCTTTACAGTGGGCAGCATCAAATGGCTTACAAGGCTATCACACACATACTTATCAAGGTTCTTTAGGCTATATGGGTGGGGCAACACATAGCTCAGCTACAATAGCAAGCTCTTCAACAACAACAAGTACACAACCAATTTCTAGCGGTTCTACTACTATGAACACTCCTAGCTCAAGCCCTAGTAGTGGCGGTGGTGGTAGCGGTGGAGGTTATTAAATAAAGATTATGAGTATATTAAGTAAAGTATTTTCAGCTGGAGCTGGTAAATTAGTGCAAAACGTAGGTAATGTTATAGATAACCTAACTACAACTAAAGAAGAAAAGCTAGCAGCTGAAACAAAAATAAAAGATCTAATAATGAGTTACGAGGCTGAAATGCAAAAGCAAGTAACTGAAAGGTGGAAGTTAGATATGAACTCTGACTCGTGGCTAAGTAAAAACATAAGACCACTAGTATTAGTGTTCTTAGTAGTAAGCACAGTGTTATTAGTATTTATAGATGCTGGTGCAATAAATTTTAACGTAAAAGACTCTTATGTAGATCTTTTACAATTAGTATTAATAACTGTGATCGGTGCTTACTTCGGTGGTAGATCACTAGAAAAAGTAAAAAAATAAAATTATGGGATTATTAGGACAAGATTTTGTATCAAGAATTACAGGATCAGCTTTTGCTGACACAGCAGCAAATACTATTACAGCTCCACAAGGACAAGCTATTATAGGTATACAAGTTATAGGTGATGCAACTAACGTTGTTTTATTTGACTCTTTAGTAGCTGTAGACGCTACTAGAGACTTTAACACAGTTTCAGCAGCAGGATCAACTGGTAGATTTACTAGAAAAGTTAACGTAGCTGGTGGTATTTCAAGTGCTACTTCAGCTATTTTTGACGAAGAAAATTATCAAGCAGCTGACGGTGGTATAAAGCCTGGAGATAAAATATTTAACGCTGCTGGTACACAACTAGCTGTAGTTTTAGCTTTAAATCCAAATAGCAATAACACAAAAGAAATATCTACTGTAGCTGCATTTAGTGCTAGTGACAATGAAGTTTTAACTTTTGTAAGAGATGAAGAGTTTACAAATGTAGGTACTGGTGGACAAGCTTTTGCAAATAGCAACAAGCTATTGTCAGGAACTACTATTTATGGTACTTGGGAATCTGTTTCTTTAAATACAGATGATACTGACGGAGGTATAATAGCATACTTCGGTCAAATATAAAAATAAATAAATTAACTTAAATTAAATAAAATGGCAAAAAAAGAAAAGCTGGTTGACTTAAAACCAGAAAAAATAACTGACGAGCAATTAAATAAAATACAAACTATCGTTAGCAATATTAATAAAACTCAAATGGAAATAGGTAGATTTGAAACTCAAAAACACTTATTATCTCATCAAGTATTTAAATTTCAAGAAGAACTTAAAGTATTGCAAGTTGAGCTTGAAGAACAATATGGTACAGTAAATATTAATATTGAAGATGGTAGAATAAAATACGAAGAAAATGGCGAAGCTAATAAGAAAGATTAGTGTAGGCAAAGATTATAAAAACGATGCAATGCATTATGCTGTTGGTCAAGAAGTATACGGTGGTCATACTATTTGCGATATAATAGAAGAAGACGAAAAGTTTTCTATATATATTAAAAAAAATAAAGATGTATTACCTTGGAAAGACTTTAACAAAAACATGGCTGTATCTGTAGAATATAATCTAGAATACTAATGAAAAGCGTTTACAACTTTGTTGTAAAACCAATAGGAAAAAGATATAACAACGTAAAGAAGATTGGAGATAAAGAGTTAATACTTAACACTGAAATCTTCAATCATCAATACGTTAATAGGCAAGCAACTGTAATATCAAAACCTATTATTGGCGATACAGATATAGATGTTGGTAGTGATGTTATATTACATCATAACGTGTTTAGACGTTGGCATAACGTTAAAGGTATAGAAAAAAACAGTAAAAGTTATTTTAATGAAGATACCTATATAGTAAATGAAGACCAGATATTTTTATATAAAAAGTTTTGGCAGTGGCATTCGCTAAAAGGTTTTTGTTGGGTTAAGCCTATAAAAAACAAAGACAAATATGCTAATAAAGAAACTCAAGAAAATATTGGTATTATAAAATACACTGATGGTAGCTTTGAAGTAAACGATCTTGTAGGTTTTACACCAATATCTAATTATGAGTTTGTTATTGATGGTGAATTACTTTACAGAGTATATACTAAATTTATTACAATTAAATATGAATATCAAGGAGACGAAGAAGCTTATAATCCAAGCTGGGCACA